AATAATAACTCCGAAACTCCTTGAATTAAAAAACTTGTTCCTAAAGCTGTTAATGTTGTAGCCCAAACAGCAGCTTTAATACCTAAGAAAGTGGCTCCTACTGCTGCAGTTGCTACTGCTGCCCCTGCAAATGCTGCACCTGCTGCTAAGAAAAAGAAAATTTCACCATGAACAACAGGTATTATTTTTATATCGCTTTCTGTTTGTAAATCCAATAATTCTTCTGTAATTCTTACCTTACCTGCCATTACACAATATTCTTGTGTTTTTATATGGTCTGCTACTCCATCAAAATTATTTACTAAGAAACTAAAAGCTTGTCTAGGACTTGCTACATCTATCTCAAATGTAGATTGCCCTATAAACTTTCTTAATCGACCATAAATAGTTAATTTAATCATCTACCTCTGCTGGATCTAATTTAATAATAGATTCTGTCT